TTCAACATTTGCTGCCGCAAATAGTCCGTATACTGCACCTGTAGGCTGTATAATAATATCAAAGTTAGCGTGTGCAAAAACCTTGTACATTATAGTTCTCTTAGGTTTTGCCCACTCGGGTAGTGTTCCTAACAATACCTGTGTAGTAGTCGGTGTATAACTACCTGTATTATCATTTATTATAATTCTTCCATCACCTGTTACAAGTAATTCTGAAAGGCAATTAATATTTGTTGTATACGTGGATAAATCTAAGTTGTAACTTACTGAAGTTCCAAATAATACGCTTTCTATTATAAGATTTGCGTATAAAACTGCATATGTAGGTAAAGGATGATAACTGTCACCATTTAATGTCCATCTTGTTCTTAATGTAGAATTGTTGCCTGCATAATCTTGTGATAAAGCATACATATCAATAGGATAAAATTTGTACATAGCACACATTTTTAATATTGTGTTTCTAACTACTAAACAAGGCATTTTTGTTTTATCGTTTTCATAGGGTGACAATGGTGTTACCCAATATACCTTTGCGGTTTGCTGATGCGTTATTAACCATGTTGCAAAATTTGCTATAGCTGTTTGTATCTGTGCGGTTGTAGCACCTCTACTCCAATCATTAACACCTAACTCTACGATTATTGTATCATATGTATCCGTTATTGATGATAAAATATCATTGATACCACCAACACTATCGGGTAGACCCGAAACAATACATCTTGATGAAGCTGAATTATTAACAACTGTTGCACCTAATTCTGTCATTACTTCTTCAAAATGGTCTGCCCAATTAGGCTGAATAGCTGCAAAATTAGGGTCTGAAACGCTATCACCAATTATCAATATCTTCTTGCCATTAACTGCTCTTGAAAGAAGTACAATCTTGTCATCAATAGCACCCATTTCATTTTCAAGTTCTTCTTTTGTATCATTTACAATGTCTGTTAATGATGATATTGCACCACTAAAATCACCTGAATTTACCCAATATTCTGAATTATCAGCAGGGTTTCCAACTGAACTTGGTACAGGCTTCTTACTTGTAAAACTGTTATTTAAGTACGTTACAATGGTTAATGCTTCATAAGCAATACCGCTTATCCATTCGCTACTTCCATTATTATCAAATATCTTCGGTACATATCTTGCACCAATATACTGTCTTGTAGGCATATCATTATCTCCTTTCAATAACTTAATACTAATCTACCATATTCATATCCATCAATATGAACATCTAAATCTGTAGTATTAAATGTAATATCACTCCACTCACTCGGAATATAATATACAATATATCCACTATCATTAATCTCCACGAAAATCATTGTAGCAATATATTTTTTAATTATTTCCTCAGCGAAAGCTGTATCATAGTTATCAATCCATTCCTGTACCTGTGCAAGGTCTGTCTTTAACTCTGCAATATCATCAGCAAAAACCTTATCCTGTTCAATAAGATTATTAATATACTCAACTACCTTACACAGCACTTCATAATAACTCAAGCTATCATCATAGACAAGTGGCAAAACCTTTTGACACCAAAATCTAAATTTCTCAAGTATCATTTTTTACCCCTTTCTTACCAAATAAGCATAAATAAATCATTCAGCCTATTAAGTATCATTTCATCAATATTAAGGAAAGTGTCCCTAAACTCTTTTAATAAAGCACTATCACTCTTTCCCTTGCTACCAATTACAAAATCCAAATACGTATTTGTATTTCCATATGTCATAGTCTTATTCTTGCTTCCGTTTGCGTAAATCTGTTTGCTATTATCATTGGTATCAGTTTGGCTATTGTAAACTCTCTTATCTTCTAAATCTTTAGTTTGTACATCTTTTCTATTTGTGAAACTTGTTTCATCCTTTCTATTTGTAAACTCTTTCTCATTCTTAACATTGTTATAAGTTTTAGTATCCGTCCTATCATTAAATGTTTTCTGATTCTGTACATTATTAAATAATTCTTTTTCACTCATTGGAACAGGTATTTCATCACTATTATCACCATAGATGGTCTTTCTTGTTTCCTTATAATCATCATCCCAACCATCTTTCTTTTTCCAATTTCTGTTGTCTGTCTGTGTTTCCTTTGTCTTTTCTGCTGTAGTAAGATAAGCTGTATCATCACCAACTATAGGAACATCACTTGGATTCTGACTTGTACCATAATTTTTACCCATATTAGTGATATTGCCCTGTGGGGTATCTGTGAATAGGTCAACATTTTCTGTATCAAGAGTTCCACCCCGTCCATCATATTCCTGTACACGATTTCCCTCACCTGTTTTTTCCTCTGTCACAACACCCAATTTCTGTCTATCAATATTTCCTGTTTTAGTATCAGTTTCAGTTCCTGTTTTAGCATTAGTTTCATTGCCTGTCTTTGTATCTGTTTCCTTACCTATCTTATCAAAAGTTTCTTTACCCTGTTTTTCAAGTGTATCTGTACCATCATGTGTATCAGTATATCCGCCTGTCCTTACACTTGTACCATGTAAAGTATCGGTTTCACTACTCTGTCCTCTTTCAGCTACACCATCCGAACCTGTCTTACTACTATTACCATTATTCTTTACTCTATAATTCACAAGTGGTTCAATACTTATCAGTTCACTTTCATACAGCTTATTATAGTAAGGCATTATTTCATTCATTCTGTCATCAAGTCTTAATTTCCACAGACCAACAGTTTCCTCACCAATTTCCTTTGTATAAAAGTGTTTCAAAATCTTCTTGCAAAGTGGCTCTCTATAGTTTTCATCAAATATAGGAAAGTAAAAATCAAAAACCTTATCCCAACTATTATTCAATATACTCTGAATACTATTATACCCTTTGCTTTCTTTAAGGTTTGCATAATTCTCGCAAATAGTTCTAACTTCTGTAGTATATTTAGCCATCCTTATGAACCCCCTCAATACCATTAGTACTTACTGTTGCCAAGTTATCTTCAAGACCCTCAACACCAATTTCATAATCAAGCATAGCCATATCATCTAATCTTCTGTAAGTAACCTCAACATCAAGACCGAACATCTTATTGATTTCTTCACACGCTTTCTTTCTTGGTTCTAATCGTACAAACTGTTGAGCAACACTACTTGCCTTATCTCCTGCAATTTCAGCCGCTAACAATCTCTCCCTTTTAACCCTATCCGTAACAGGAACACCAAGACTACTCAAAACCTCATTCCATATTTCTTTCTTTGCATTAAACAGAACATCAGCAACATATGGTGCTTGAGTGCTAAGTGCTTTTATACTGTTAGGGTCAAAGTCTTTATCAGTAAAGATAAAAGGCTGATTGCCATCATATTGCATGTATGCGTTTTTCATGGTCAACTTCTGTGATTCACTCTTTGCCATAATCATTACAGGTGTCTTTTGAGCCTTTATGTTTGTATCAATGGTTCTCTGAATTTCATACAAACGCTTGCTTGCTTCATCAACATCTGAATAAGAATTTGTGTGCGTCATATTATTCCAAATTATAACACTATTGGTTTCATCATATTCAGCATGATACCCATTAGCACTTTGTGCGATTCTTTTCAAAGGTATTCTGTATACATTCAAAGGCTCTATACCCATGAACTGTAATACAAGATAACCCATGACATCATCTTTGAAGAACAATGCTTTACCATCACCAAATAATGCCATTTCCATAAATCTTGCGTCAACAGTATCGGGTAAATTATGCCATTCAAACATACTTAATGCTATGCCAACCAATCTGTTATAATAGTTGGAATAAGTAAGTGTATTTGTCTTTGCACTATCCAAAAACTTCTATCACTTTTTCTACCCATTATGGTTTATACTCTCCTTTCTTTTAAGATTGAGATGGTGTATTGTCTAATCCGTAATTTCCCATTGCTACGTCTGTTGAAAACCAAAATGTAATTCCTTTATCCATCACTTCTTGTAATTCTATTTTGTATTTTTGTTCAAAACCACCATTGAGAACACTAAAACCTCTTGTCTGAATATAAGCATAATATGGTCTTGTATTATTATCAAGATAATCACCTATGTTCATCAGTTTATTCTGTGCATAACCAAACTTTGTAAAGTAGTTATCTATCTGTTCTGCTAACTGTGGTTCAATACAGTTTCTAAAGAACATGAAGTTTTTATGCCCATGTTCCATTGCAACGTTTTTACCTGTTACATTGTTCATGGTTGTATCACTTGACTTGTTAGCCTTAATCTGTTCCGCTGTAACATCAGCAACATTTCTGATGGTCTGTGCTGTCATAGCACCTACACCACTAACAGCCGCACCAACAGACGCACTTGCCATTGAACTTGCTACACCTGTAGCTAATCCAATTCCACCGCCAAACAAGAAACCAACTAACCCAGCCGCAATAGCTGAACCAACAGATTTGATAGCATTTGAAACACCATTCTGTGATTGATAATATTTATAAGCGTCTACATTGTAAGCACATTTTGGATAATCTGTTAAAGTTATACAATCATCATATTTGTACTGTTGTGTTCTATATCCACCTGTGCCTTTGTGCATATTTGTGTTTCTTATTTTATATTCTTTAGGGAATAGTGTAACAGATGGTTCACCAATAAAACTTCCCTCACATACAAATTCGGGTACAGCACCAACATGAAAGAACTCAAAGGCATAATCTTTAACTTGACCCTCTCCATTTGATACTGTTAGTTTTGTATATGGGTATGTAAATAATTTTTTATTTTTTGGTAAATATCCACTTACTTTGTTGTATGTTGTACTTTCATCACTTCTACCATTTGCATATATGATTGGTGCTACAGTATGTTTTGTACTTTCTGATGTTCCTACAATGTGGCTTGCATAAGTAGGAACAGCATAAGCAGGACAAATGTAAAAGTCTACAAGTTCTTGTATTTTTGAACTATCAAAATAATCAAGTAATCCTTTTAGGTAAGCTAATCCAACATCACCTATCTCAAACACAAGATATTTAATACAGGTGTATAAATTGTTATAATAAACTTCGGGTTCTGTATTAATGGTTACAGGTGTTCCACCCACATCGATAGTGATTGTATCATCTGCTGTTGATATACCTATGATTATTCTCATATTAGACAAAGTATCTTCAATGAAACTATCATTTACTTCATAGTTATCTACATCAAAAGGTTCAACAACAATGTTATCTCCTATCCTATCACTTAAATTATGACAACGCTTTACCCATGATGAATAAGGCATAGTAGAACTGAACAAACCATTCATTGCAAAGGTCTGTATTACATCTATCTTATACTTTACAAGAGTACATAAATCAGAAACATATTCCATATCAGTAATGAAGCAATAATATCTATGGTCATAATCGTTTGCACCCTTGCCATTCTGTATACTCATATATGTGTAGGTATGAATATCAGATATATTCTTTGCTATCTTAACTTCCAATTCATCTACTCTTATGTGCTGTGTAGGATTGACAGTTAGTCCAATATGTCTATCAAAATAAGTATCTCTTGCTGTATCGCTTGAGAAATATCTTGTGTGTTCATAGTTAGGTAACAAATCATAAATCTCATAAAAATTTATTATTGTTTTCGGTGTACTCATATCTTTGCACCTCTCTTAAAGAAAAGGGTGGCAACCTGTAAGCCACCACCCTATTCACTTTATCATTCGTCAAGCGTTGCAACTGTAATGGTTGCTGTACCATAAGTAGTTCCGTCTGCAACAGCTGTAGCCTTAACAGTAACAGTATCAGCCGCTTCAGCGTCATCATCAACGGTAACCTTGCCATCTGGAGTAATTGTTGCAGGGTCATCAGCACCGATTGACCAAACAACTTCCCTACTACCGATACCCGAAAGAGCAACAAGAGCTGAACACTGAACAACGTCACCCTGTAATACTGTTGCTGTAGCAGGACTAACAGTAACGCTTGTAACTGTAGCCTGTGAGGGAACTACAACAAGTGCGTTGCTGAAAGGTGATATAGCAAATGTTGCCCATCTGTGTAACCAATTATTCCAATACAGACCCTCACGTACAGGGGTTTCACCTGTTTCAATAAGGTTATCATATACTTGGAAGAACTGTTCATCAACTATTGCAATAGGAATTGCATTAAGTGCGGTCTTTTCTGCACTTGTAAGAGGAGTGTAAGCTGTATCACCATGAGCATAGTCAAACAGCTGTGCAAGTCTTGTGTCATCAAGGTTTCCAAAACCATCAATGAGAACCCTGTGTCCAAGGAATGTAACCTTGTCCATATTGAAAGCACTTGCAAGAACTTCAACATCCATTATAGCGTCAAACTTACTATCAATGAGGATATACTGATTTTCCTTTAAGGTGTTATTGTATACACCGATAGGATTGTACTTGTTTGAAAGGAATGTAATGTCATTACTTGCCTGTTTAACAACGCTAACGATTGTCTTTGCATTAGCGGCTGTAGCTGACGCACCTGTGATAGGATACATTCTACCATTAAGGATATTCCTTGCAACCATGTACTTCATTGTCTGATACTCATCATAGTTAGCCGCTGTGTACATAGCTGTGATAACTTTGCTTATCAAACTTGTAAGTCCATCCTGTGATAAGAAAGCTGTACGGAGTTCTTCCCTTGAAGTAGTAGCCTTGTAGAACTTCTGATAGTTCATTACGTAGAAAGCTGTCTTAACATCGGGTATCTCTCTCTTAAACTCTGTACTGTAAGCGTTTTCGGGATCATAGGTATGAGGCTTTGCAATGTCAACAAAAATATCCTCAATCTTTTCACCAAGTTCAACGATACCTTTTTTGAACTTCTCCCAAGGATTCTCATACAGTTTGTTGGTTATGATAACCTTGTAGATACGTGTAGCAAGGGTATTCATAAACTCATTGTATAACTGAGGGTCATCACAAATTATAGCACCGATTTTTCTAATGCTATCACTGTCTGCTGTAACAAGCGGTACTCTGTCTTGAAACTGTACGCTTGCTGAATTTCTGATTGCGTTCATAACATCAGCACTTGAATTGCTGAATGTTGCACTAATAGGTCTTTTAGCCATGTTCTTAATCTCCTTTTCTTTAATTTACCCTTATTCTTTGGGTGTGAATAAATCATTGATTGTTATATTCTCACTCCTGTCGGCTTCAAGAGATTTCTTTACTTCGGGAATATCTTCAACTTTTCCATTAAATCTATCCATGTACTTCTTGCGCCACATAGCATCATTGTCATTGTACTTCTGTTCCCATTCAGCATTTTTACTTTCAGCTTCAGTAAGCCTTGCACTAATGTCGTCAGAATTATTTGCCGATAATGAAGCAAAAGTGTCAGTAAAATCTTCCATCAAACTGATTTCATCATCTGTCGGATTATCAGAAAACAATTTTTTGATTCTCTCTGTAAGTTCTTCTTTCTTAACTATTGCCATAATTTTTATCCTTTCTTAATTAGATGGTCACCATTCCTCTGCTTCTTGAAGAATGTCATTTCTTATCCATCCGCCTGCTACACCGATTGTTCTTGTAATATTAGTATACTTTCCTTTGAATGTTTTGTAAACGTAATATGTATTTGCTTTGTATAATGTGCCTTTAGCTATGTTGTTTTCTTTTGCGTCATCCGCTGTTCTATATACATACACATCTTTTGCAAGAATGATTGTATCATAATCAGATTTAGCATCTATATCGGGGTCAACCCATTTATAAGGAAAAGCAAAGTCTACCCATTTATCCTTACGCTTTGCAATATCTTCAACTATGACACCTGTCTTTGTTGACAGACAATGAACAATCATTGTTTCGCTTGCACATATGCCAACATGATTGTGCTTCTCACCATTCCAATAGAAAGCTAATGCACCTTTGCAAGGCTTACTTATCTTCTTACATTCTTCATAAAGACCCTGTGCTGTTGTGTCATAGGTTTTAGGTATAACATCAAGTAAGTGTAAAATCTCAATGATAAGACCGCTACAATCCTGTAGATGGATTTCATCACATTTGATACAATAGTGCTGCTTGATAAATGCTATCATATCTTCTGTAGATTCTTTTCCCTGTCCTTTGCTATCAGCATATTTACGGATAACATCACCAAGCGTTTCACCATTACCACCCCATAAGTAGGGATTGCCTATAAGGTCAAATGCTTTCTGTACAAACTTCTCACTACTTACTTTCATTTCTGCTCTCCTTTCCCTCTAATTTATCACACAGCTTTTGCAATGCCAATGTGTTATTGTTCAATGCGTCTTTGAGTGAATTGGTCTCATCTCTGTGAAGTGCATTGAGTTCCGTGATTTCTTTTGTATGCTGTTCATTCATCTTCGTTAAATCCTCTCTGTGTTCTGAATTAAGAGAAGCTATCATGTTGGTATATTTGTCAATGGAATACTTGACGTACCATCCCAAGAATATACAGCACACTATTGGAAACCCTAATGTTGTTATCATCTGTACAACATCATTCATGTAGTTTGTACCCCCTTTCATAAATAATTGTAAACAATTAACATATCGGGTTTAGCAACCCTCATGTATCACTGTTTGCAAAAGCAAACAATGATATTGTCTGTTACCCCTCTATTATATTAACATAAATCTTGACTTTTGTCAACAGAAATGTTATAATAAGGTAGAATATAAAAGGAGATTATAAACTATGGGATATTATGATGGAACTAAATTATTGTCATTGATGGATATTGATGGCAACAAACCTGAGATATACATATGTACCACCAATAGAACAGGTGGTAAGACAACTTATTTTGGAAGAATGTTAGTAAACAGATTTATCAATAAGGGCATTAAGTTTGGTCTCGTGTACAGATATTCCTATGAATTGGCTGATTGCCATGATAAGTTCTTTAAGGATATTAATACATTGTTCTTCCCGAACTATACAATGCAAGCAAAGATGATGGGCAAAGGTTTGTTCGCATATCTGTTCTTAAATGGTGAACATTGTGGTTACGCATTTTCACTTAATAATGCTGAAAAGATAAAGAAAATGTCCCACCTGTTTTCTGATTGTGGTTCGTTGCTGATTGATGAGTTCCAATCGGAAACAAATCAGTATTGTGCGGATGAGATAAAGAAATTTCTTTCATTACATACATCTGTTGCAAGAGGACAGGGTGAACAGCGTAGGTATGTTCCTGTATATCTTATCGGAAACCCTGTTACAATCCTTAATCCTTATTATGTATCAATGAAGATTTCAGATAGAATAAGAAGTGATACGAAGTTTATGAGGGGCAAAGGCTGGGTACTTGAACAGGGTTATAATGAAACCGCTTCGCTTGCCATGAAAGAAAGCGGAGTAATGAAAGCATTTGCACAGGATGATTATGTGGCTTATTCAAGTGAGGGCATATATCTGAATGACAACTATGCTTTTGTAGATAAGCCAAGTGGAAGTTCAAGATATAAGTGTACAATCAAGTGTGATGGTAAGCACTATGGAATACGTGAATATGCTGATGAGGGTATTCTGTACTGTGATAACTCTGCTGACTTAACATTTCCTATCAAGATTGCTGTTACAACTGATGACCACAATATCAATTATGTCATGTTAAAGAATAATGACTTCTTTATAAATTTAATGCGGTTCTATTTTACTAAAGGTTGTTTCAGATTTAAGAATCTTGAGTGCAAATCTGCCGTACTCAAAATGTTATCATTTTAGTTATCCACATTGCATATTACTTTCGCTGTATGACAGGTTGCACACTTGGAAATGATAGTGCTGTCTACATATCGGTAATGCAAACCGCTTGAGTAATTGTAATGTTAAAGGATAAAATAGAGGATGGGTTTATTCCCATCCTCTTTCTTTTTATCTTCGCTTTGTGTGACGCATAAATGATACTCTGTGTTCATGATTTAGTTTTATCTTTGTTAAGCTATCTTCCATGTATAAACCATAGGTTCTTGCAAGCACATACTGTCCATAGGATAAACCTCTCATTCTTGCCTTTTCATTAATAATTGGTAATGTTTCATCCTTTGTAAATACGTTTATTTTAGTTCTGTGTTCATCAATGGTATTGCGTACTTTCCATTTCTCTGCTAACTGTTCGTAAGTCATATTTCAATCTCCTTTAGTAAATATCTTAACAGTTCCCTCATACCCAATTCATCACATTCAAAAGCTATATCTTTTGCACACACTCCATGCGGAAATAAGAGAGGGCATTTTGTACAATCTGATTGCTGTTCACATATTCCTGTACATTCAAATGGTGTAAGTTCAAATATAAACCTTGTTTTCTTTTTCATGCTGTAATGTAACCACCTTTCACTCTTGTAACATCCAAACTACATGGTGTGTAAATCATTTCTGTATTATGCCTTTTGTTATTGAATACTGTTATGCTATCAAATGACTTGTGGAGTACAGTATGTAATTCACCTTTCTGTACATACATATCACCAACAACTAATGAACCAATGTTGCATATCTCAAAACTTTCAACTGTACAATTCATTCTGTTTACCTCATTTCAAATGTAGTCTTACACAATAGCACACCACCATCTATATTCTTTGGTAGTAGTTTACTTGGAACTTTTAAGCCGATTCTAAAGTCTTTCAATGTTCTTCTCTCTTTGATAAATATTTGTTCTTCATCTGTTACTTTCTTTAAGTCCTCATCCTCTCCAAGAGATTTATTCAATAGCTGTTTACATCTTTCACTCATACCTGCACATTTGATGTTATTATATGGTTTACATGGTTCACCATCCTGTACTACAATATGTTCGATATAGGTTTTCTGTCTAACAAATATTGCTTTATCCCAACAACTTTCATGTTTCCAATGACAGAACTCCGTAGCGTGTAATGGTGCGTCAACTATCTGCTCTATAGGTATATCGCAATGTATGCTGTCTGTGTCTGCATATATGAAACCATGTCCGTTTGGATGGTAGTTCTTCTGTGCCGTGCGAATAGTAAAGTTTCTTGCATAGGATGTTATTGCACTTCCACATGGTATATATCCACACTTCTTATTGTACTGTTCAATGGTCTTATATCCAAGTGAATTATCATCACGAATGTATGCAACCTTAAATGAACTACAATCATTAGCACCCATTTTACCATACAGGTTGTTCAAGAATAGCTTGGCTAACTCACGTATAGCACCTTTACTGTTCATCTTAATATGCTTGTACTTGTCTATGTATTCATCAAATATACCTATGTCTGTCCAAAACCAACAGCCATCTATGACTTCAAAATCATATACGTTGTAGTGTTCAAGGAATAGAATGTAGTCTGTCTGTGTAAGATATAAGTCTACTCTTGTGCTGTATTCTTTACCGAACAGGATGTACCTGTTGTGCATTTTTCCGTCTTTACCTTTGATGTCACTTGTCTTTAACCATTCATTACCTTTGTATACTAATGAGCCTTTTATCTGTACTGTAGGTAAGTAACCATCTTTGATTTCAAACCTTGTACGGATGTGAACAAAGAAGTATTTGTTTGGTGCTTGTGCTTCTTTTGGTATATCACCTGTCCAAAATGTAGGCTTACCAATAGGGTATCTGTTACCGCTCATGCTGTGCATCATACTTGGGTATAGGCTATTTACATCAAGTGTAATTCCATTAGTGATAATCTGATTGGCTTTGGTTTCATCAAGGAAACACCATCCACCCCTGTAAGATTTTCGCACATATCTGTCCGCATTGGCGTACCCCTCTATAGGGCAAGGAACTTCTGTTAAATCGGGAAAGAATGTTTCAAAATCATCTTTACCATACATTGACTTAAATTCTGATAAACAACATGAACCGATTGTAAGTTTAAGATGTTTCTGTTCTTCCATTATCTCTATTGCTTCTTTGAGTACAAGAACATCATTCTCAATGTATTTTCTTTCTTCGGGTGTGATGGTGCAACCGCTGTACCTCATACCCTCATATTCCATTTCAAGTTTTTGGTGCTTTGTCTTGAATGATTTACCAATCTTTTCAAGTTTGAATGGAAGTAGTTTTAAGCTGTCACGTATCTCGATAAAGTTATGTTCTGTGTGTATGCGAATGGTGTACCATTGACCCATGTTACTGATGGTGTATTGAAATGTTTTCTTTGGCATTTTATACTTGTTATTCCATTCACCATCTGTATCACTTATCTCTGTGTAGTCTGCTTTGTAATCTGTTTTGGTCATTAAATAGTGTAACCAAAATGAACCATCAAATTTCAAGTTGTGGTAATACACTATTAAGTTTTCTTTGAAAGCGGATAGATAAGTAAAGGTTGTTGCTATGTCTGAAAATATTAGAACCTTTTCAGTGTGCAATTCAACAACAGCACTTGCCCATACCTCTGTACTTGTCTGTCCGTCATATACTGTTGTTTCAAAGTCTGCACAAAATGTTCTCATAGGTATCTATCCATATCACTCATACTTTCTCTTGTTACATAATCTCTTAATACTTCCTTTGACAAATCATCTATTTCCAATCGTTCACATAACTCACTTACTATAGCTTGTACTGCATCATACTTAACTGATGGTGAAGATAACATTTGTAATAGTGATGGTCTGTCCTGTGTTACTGATGTAAATGCGTCTGCTACAGCCTTTGTACCCTTTTCAGCTATCATCTTATCAATAACTTTGTTCAATGATTCAGCTACTATTGGATGAAATGAATTGCCTAACTCACGTAGGGATTCTATTGCAATTTCGGATAGATCAATCGGTTCATCATCTAACTTTGTAACCCTGTCAACAATCTCACCTGTGGCTGTGTTTATCCATAAGATTTCTTTACCATTATCAATGGTCATTACTTCGGGTTCGGGGTCAGATTCTTCCTGTGGTTCTTCAAAGGGTTCTTCGTTGAACTCCTGTTCTTCCAAATATCCCTCAAATGTTTCTCTTTCTTCTTCACTTATGTTAGTGTAAAAATCATAATCGGATTCGGGTTCTATCTGTGGGATATATTCTTCTTCCTGTTGGATAGGTTCTCTGAATAAGGCTTCTTCCTGTGGTGTTATTGCTGTTTCTATAAGTTCGGGCGTAAGCTGTGTAGGTGATGGGATGTAAGTTATTGTTTCAGGTTGGTAGTTAAATGGTGTAGTGCTTAATGGTGTACCCTTTTTGGGTGTCATACCAACAAAGGTTGCTTCGGTCTTTAGGTTGGATGGTTTAATATTCTGTAGTTCTGTTAATTTCTTTTTAGTAATGCGGTTTGGTAGGTCTTTGGTGTATTTCTTGGCTAACTCTGAAACGTCATATCCCTGTGTACGTAGTTTTGATAAGGCTTTTCGTATACGCTTAATCTGTTTTAGATATTCTTTTTGGTTATCTGTTAAGCGTTTAGCCATGTGATTGTTACCCCCTATTCATAGATTTGGTGGTTGCGACTCTTATAAACACCCTTTGTGAATGAATAGTCGATAATATCGTTTTCGATTTTCATTCTATTCATTGAATCTGTTTCGGGTTTATAGAATGGGCAAACACCTTTTTTACAAAGTTTAATGTTTAGTGCTGTACAGGATGTATCTCTGTATGCGAAACAGTTGGTATAGTCCATGCGGTACTCCTTTCTACATTAGTGAGGGAATATCTTTTCACCCTCATTTAATTTGCTCATTTTCTTGTCAACTACGTTTATGTAGTAGAGATAACCCCATGCAATTAATAAGTCTTTTTGTTCTGCTTCTGTAAGTCTGCTGTCGTGCTGTAGTTTCTGTAAGGTTGATATTACATCATCCATCACTTTGAAGTGTGCTTCTGTGTCTTGTTTCATTGCTTTCTTTAATTGTTTTGTAGTCATGTGCTATACTCCTCATCTATATTGTTGTAATCGTGAATTGGTTTAACAACTTTAATTATACCTCTGAATATTTGATTATTAAAAGGCAAATTATTTCTAACGCTTATACTAATGTTTTGTTTGATTGCTTCTGTAAGGTTTCTTGCTAACATATTAGATATTATTTCGCCGCTTTTTTCTCCCATAGTTTCTAAATCCAAATTGCTAACTGTTACTGTAGAAGTGTATGTGTCTATTGGTGCTTGATAATGTAATACTCTGAATATACCGCTATCCTCATTCTTATATTGTGTACCACAATAATCACATTTTAATGAACGTAGATTAATGCTTGCACCACAACATTCACAAACGTATCGCTTCATAGTTTAATCTCCTATTCTGTATATTTCATTCCTTTTTCTATGTTGTCAGTATCTTTGTATATGCCCTTTAGTACAGGTCCAAAATTCTGTTGCTGTCCATACATGGTATTAAGTATCTGCTTACAGGTCTTTATATCATTATCCAAATATTTCGCTTCATACACAGCTAATATCTGCCCATGTACTTTGCTTGCCTTTTTACACATCTTTCTATACTTCTTTAATAGCTTATTCAATCTCATGTTCGCACTCCAGTCTATGTGTAGGGTCACAACCAAAAGTTGTGACATATCATGTAATACATTTTGTCTATAAAAGACCTACAGCACATTGGCTGTAGGTCTTAATGTATAAGTGGTTGCTATTGATTAAATTACTGTAGCTGTTAAGAAGAACTTACCGCTGTAATTCTTTGATGGTTTCTTGAATACCTTGATTTTAAGGTCTGCCCTCTCATCATCTGAAAGGTCTGTAAGTTCATCCATAATGTCGGATATGCTATCACGTAAGCTGTTACTTGATGTACTGTATTTTGTACCATTCTTGTCAAGGATAATGATGGTACTATAGTCCTTATCATCCTTTGCTCTCTCATTGTGTACCTGTACTTCTACAATAACGTCGGGGTCAAGGATTATACCATCCGTGTCATTGGTTACTGTGTCAAGACCGATACAATCGTTAAAATCTTTAAGGGTTATACGCTCTTTAGCTGTGAGTTCTCTTGATGATGATACAATCTTTGTGTTATAGTCTGTTCTCATGCCTTGTTACCTCTCTTTGCTGTTTTCTTTGTTTCTGTAGGCTGTTCCTCGTTCTGCTCTGCCTGTGCATCTGCTTCGGGTGTTTCCTGTGCGGTTTCATCCTGTGCCAATGCCTTACGTGTTTCGGGGTCAAGTTCCTTTGCCTGTGCTAAAAAGTCTGTTTCTAGCATTCCGTACAGCTTTTCAATCTTCTCTGCTGTAATAATCTGTAATACCTTGATGTCAGCGGTTTCGGTCTGCTTCTTAACAGCCTTTAACAGCTTTTCGGTATCGTCATATTCACCCGATACTGTAACCTTGATTGTGGTAATTTCTGAAGCGGAGATTGTTACTATCTGTGCTTCTACCTCTGTTGCTGTGATGGTTCTTGTTACCATTTTTGCTCTTGCCATAATTTTTTCTCCTTTGTGTATTGTGGTTTTGTCTATGTTTCATGTGAAACATTGGTCAAGCGGATTGTGAAATGTGATATATCCCAAAAGTGGGTGACTTTGCACTTGCCAAAATGTTTCATGTGAAACATGAGAGGACGTGTGGTGTACGATACCACTAACCGCTTATACCTCTTTGATTGAGGGGGTCAAGCCTACTCACGTCTATGTCCAAATAATAAGGGGTTCTCTCTTGAACTGATTATAGTATAACATAGGGTGTAGGATATTCATATAACCAAATCATGTTTATTTTATAAGACCAGTTTTGGAGAGAGTAAATGTTACAGAAATGTTACGGAGTTTTCTATTGCTGTAGAATGGATTCAAGTTTGCATTAGCTAACTCATCCTAATCTGTGGTGTCGGTAGGAGTACATATATACACGGAGTTGGTTGGCAAAGGATGAGGAATAGGATGAGGGGATAACCTCATGAGTGTATTCCTGTAAAAGTTCGGATACCATTAGCTGATAATCGTGTTTGTTGGGATAATCGAATGAGTGGGATAATGCCTTGTGTAAATCGTAAGCACTACAAATGCAACGTACAAGTCTGTACAGGCTCTTAAATAGTTCCTTTGGTGTGGGGGTGGGTGTTAGTGTTATCATGGTATATTCTCCTTGTATGATATAATCTCACCTATATTACAGGTGGAAAGGGTACAGGGGACTTGAACCCCTGTGTCTGCCTGTTACCCTGTTATTGTTCAAATGGTGGGTTTTCATCCTCATCGGGTAGCATATCTATTGTGCCATCCCTGTTTACTTGAAACCGATATATCCCATGCACCCATACATCCGTATATGTTGCGTTGTGTGCGTGTATGTATCGACCCTCAAAACCGTTATAGGGTAAGTATTGATATTTGTCCTCCGTTATTATGCCCCTGTCATCTAACCATTTCTTAAACCTGTTCATAGTGTCACCATCCTTTTCATAGTTTTATCATTTCATCAAGATAATAAGCTTTTTGATAGCGGATTATATAAGGTCTGCCTGTTGCTGTGTAGTGGATGGAAGTTGTGCGGACACCTCGTAAACCATCCCCATAATCAAATCCGCTTGTTACTGTGTTGTTAAAGCCTTGATTGTTGGATAACAACACTAACCCACCAAAATTACAAGTCGGATAGCTTGCTATAGCTGTGTAGTTTTTTGTGCTTACGTAGGTCATTGTTTTATTCTCCTTTTGTTGTTATAATCTCACCTGTTACAGGTGGAAAGGGTACAGGGGACTTGAACCCCTGTAACAGCCTGTAGCCTGTACCCTTAAAATATAAAGTCTGTGTATACTGTGGTATCACCTTTCAAGAGGATGTAAGAGTTCATATCATTAAACCGCCCTTTTATGTTTCACATGAAACCTGTAGAGGGGGTTAACCCCTCTATCAAGTATTATTAATAATTATCCTGTTGTGTGTTGGTGTTATCTGTACTACGCATCTATCCCCATAATATGTAACCTCACCATAAATACAGAATGTAAACGTGTTGCCTGTGTACCCGTGAATTATTCCGTCTACCTCTTTAATGAATTTCTCCCAATACTCCTTTATTTCTTCCTTTGTTCGTGATGGTCTGTTATAAACATCCTCCCACCTATCACACCACCTATAAGCTTTTCTTTTAATGTTCTCCGCCTGTTTTGTGTAGTCGTTCACTACCTCAAATGTTTGTCCATTCAATTCGATTGTTTTCATAATTTATTCTCCTTTTGTATGTTATAATCTCACCTGTTACAGGTGGAAAGGGTTCAGGGGACTTGAACCCCTGTTACAGCCTATCTGTTACCCTAATTATCAAATCTTTCTATATTCTTTCTTGTTTCTCCGTGTTCCTCTAACCACTTTTCAAGATAACATACTGTGTCAAAATGCTTATAACCTGTGCTGTCGTCGGGTAGTAATATTTCAACGTACCAACCGCCATACATTGACCGACCATATCGAACTATCTTTTGTAAT